GCTAATTACCCGGCGGCAGTCCGAAGACATCATGGGTAGTAGCTCGGTCACATGGACCGGGTTGTCAATTTGAGCTAGAACGAATCAAGCTCGCAGCAGCTGTACGCTCTCAAAGTAGAGTTACAGCAACAGGGTGGTACTTCACCCCCCCCTTTCGGAGAAGGGTTACGCCCGTAGGCACCAAGTCATAGGACGACGGGTTTCCCCGAGGACCCGACCTATTTGACCACACCGGTCACGGCAACAACACAGCCTTCTCCTTCCTAAACTTCTCTTCCCTGCGCCCCGTTGTTGCAAACTCAAGGTTCACATGTCGCCCTTTAAGTAGGGGGCCAAACCTAACGAGCAAGCTACACACCAGTCCGGTCAAGACCGTCGGCTTCGCCTAGAGCCCGACGAGGACTTCCTTAAGGGAAGAATCATAGCCACGGTTAGTTTCCATCCGTGCTGCTTAGGACGATAATGCAGGTAATCACCTACCCGGTACAGGTCTCGTCAACCCCTGTTACCATCTCAACCTTCGACGGTCAAGCCGCTACGAGCCCTCCGCTCGTCACAAACCACAACCCGGAATCTAACCGGACTCTTGACCACCCTCTCCCGATGGGAGATTCTGGGCGCTAAGACGCCATCGAGCCTCCAAAAGGCTCTCCTCTCTCTTCTCCTCGCGTGGCACCTGATGCCACGGTTCCTCCGAGGAAAGAACGCACCACTCGCGCCGTCTATCGGTCGAGTCCCTCATCCTGCATGCCGCGTAAGAAGGCATGTGGAAGTATTGGCCCCTTATCTTCCTACGAAGAAGGGGATTGGAGGGGGGGCAATGCTTAAGACAAGCATTGCGAGACGGGTTGAACGGTTTCTCCTCATCCTGATCACGTCCGTAGTCGAAGAGGTTTATGCCAAAGGCAACCTTCTCGGAAAACGACGGCTCGTCATAGGTCATTCGATACCTAGATGACGCAGGGTGGGAGGGCGGTTTCACCAAGGACCCACTCCCGAACCTCCGCAGCTCGCGATGATACACGAGCTGATTTGACAATGGAAGCCCAAGAGCAGCACTTCCCAAACCCCAACGTTGTCCGAACTTTGCCTTAGCGAAGGCTGTAACCCACGGATCGCCTGCGCGAACGCAGGCCTTGGCCATGTGGGAAAAGCCCGCAAAGTCGGACACACCCCCTCCTCTACGGAGATTTCGAATCTCCGCCCACTTACCCCCCCTCCTAAGGAAAACCGTGCTGTTGAGCTCACACATGTCGGAGGCACGTGCGGTTTTCTGAGCATTAAGCTCATATCCATCGGGATACTCTCCGAGAGGAACATCAGTAGAGATGACGACATCGTCACCATTAACCATGATGCCTCGGATCCCGGACTTCCTACCCGCCCACAGGGCCGCAAGGTAGGAATGGAGACATAGGAGGGGGAAGGACAGATAAGTACCCATCATCTGTCCGTGGGATACCTCCCCCATCTTGCCCGCATTGAGCGCCGGATAAAGCGACTCAAGGGCCCAACTCTTGATCTGACCGGGTACTGCGGTGGCCTTGGATAGAAGCTTTCCTAGGATAGCCTCAGTCACATCCAGCCGCAGACCATCGGTCGCATTGACAAGATCAACACTCGTTTGCACCGCCCCCCTGCAAACCCTCGCCACACGCTCGCGACTAACAGTCCCCCTTACAAAGGGAGAGTCGCGCAGGCCAAAGAGATGGCCCTGAATTGACCTGTGGAGAGGCCCTAAGATGTCGTACGACATCGAAGGGATTCCAATCACCCGAGACTTCCCAGCTGTAGGGATAGTCTTGATTCTTAAATGAAAACGAGAATCAGACGTTTTCATGGTGGCGAAAGGAGAAGAAGAGAGGGGATGGTGCTGACCATGGAGGGTCAAACGAGTGAAGTTGGCCCGAGCACTTTGGCCGTCAGGAGCGAAGTCGGCCCAAAAGGCCGAAGCATCGCAGCCCCAATCTCTGGTCTCAGCTCGCGCAGAACAATGCGGAGCAAAGGACGACACAGAGTCGGGATAGCGGGACCTATCCCAGCCGTTAGGAAACAGCCGGGAAACAGTCCTCCTGACGAAAGCAAGATATTGTCTGTGCTCTCGGGTAGAGGAAGGGGGAGGGGGAGGGGAGGTGGCTGTTTTTGCCCATGCTTCTGTCTTAGAAGGGGCATGACGGAAACAGCCGTCAGGGAGCGAACGACCGAGGGATGAGACGGAGTGGGCTAACTCCCATCTATGGCTACGTGAAAGCCTATTAAGGATGGGAAAGCCCTCCACTGTCCAGCCGGTCTGAACGCGAGGAAAGCGGCGAACGGGAGCTCCTAAAGAAAATAGGGAGACATCTCGACCGCCGAGGAGAGAGAGAAGATAGCACTTAAGATCGCCGACCTGCAAGAAAGGTAACTCGCTTCGTCCTAGACGGAAGCGTAACCTAATCAACTTGAGGCCATTGATCAGCGTCTTCTCAGTGTCACGCGCTGCAATTTTGC